TTGCTCAATTGGTTCATCAAGTTAGCTGATTGTTGTTCACGAGAAGGAGCCAACAGAGCTTGCTGGTTCATCATGTACTGCTGTGCAGCCTCCTGAGGAGACTGAGCCATGTACTGACGACCCATGTTCTGAATATTAGCTACATCCTGCTGTGTCTGACCTAAGCTACCTAGCAAGCCACCTTGAACAGCTTGTAGTCTAGGGTCTAAGGTGTAACCAGCACTTGTGAGATAACCACTAGGGTCAAACTCAAAGTTAGATGTACCGAAGTTAGAAGTTATGCCTACTGGACGAAACTTAGCAGCCTCAGCAGCCGCAGCAGTTGCTTCACGTTGAGCTGCTGCTGAGGTGTTAGCTGCGTTCTCTGCGGATCTACCTCCTAATACACCTCCAAGAAGTGCTCCTCCTCCCATTACCAAAGCTGCTGAAAATGGCATATTAAATTTCCTTTGCTACTGCTACGTGGGTTGTTTCAAACCCCATTTTTTGATAGAAACCTTCAAGAGGCTGTTTAAGATTAAAACTTGAAATGAGCTGCGTAGCTCCTCGTTGTTTAGCGTCTTCTTCAACTAAAGTGAACATCTTCTTACCTATTCCTTGTTTTCGATACTCAGGTTTCAAATAGAACATATCCACTTGACAACATATTTCATCGTAGTAGAACGACTTAAATAAAAGATATAGAACGTACCCTACTGTCTTATTGTCCTCTGTAGCTCGTACTACATGGAAGTTACTTAGAAGGTTAATATCAAAGTTTGGTTTCTTGTTATGAAAACTGTTCCAGTGTTCTTTAGCTAACTCAAGGAAGTCTTTTATATCCGCTAAAGCGCACTTAGAAACTTTTATCACGCTGTCCGTTTCCACACATAGGCCACAACGTAGGGTTGCAAGTTGGCGTTTGTGCCTGACGAGCCTGTCGATGCAATGGAAATTCCAGTAGTTGCAGAACTTGTTTGTAAATAACTTGAAGTAGAACCAGAATAAGAATTTGCATATCCAGATGCTGGACCACTACCAGAGGTTGCAGGAACAGACTGAGTATGTTGGTGACCAGAATCTGTGACTGTGTGAGTGTGGGTTACAACAACAGCATCTTTAGAGCCACCAGTTTCACCAACTGTGTCAAAAGCTGTATCACCAGAATCAAGGCCAACAATCACACGCCCTGTGATAGCAACCCAAGTACCAAAACCAAGCAGTGTTGCAGGGTTAGTACTGACTGAAATATTACTGTAAATAGTGCCAACAGGATATAAAGCTTGCATAGCAGCAAATACAAGAGCTGTAGTTGCTAGTTGTGTAGTGTTAGTTCCTACTGAAGCTGTAGGAGCTGCTGGAGTACCTGTAAACGTAGGACTAACAGTGTCAGCCTTAGTAGCTACAGCTGTGGCAATAGCGTTGAATTCAGTATCGAACTCAGCGCCTTTAATGATCTTTAAAGCACTGCCTGTAGGAAGAGTGTCTTTAGATGTAAAGTTAGTACTTTTAGTATAATCGGTCATATAAGTTTTCCGTTCTTAGCGTGAATCTCTAGTTTCTGAATAGACAGTGGAAGGTTGTTAATATCTGCTTCGTAGCCTGTCTGAATTACCTTGCCTGATCCATTAGGATAAACTTTAAGTGTTTGCAAAGCAATACCATTACTATATTCTACACCAGAAGTATTATACTCTGAAACACCAAAATAGGATACACCTTGAGCTGGTATCTGTACGTTCTGTGCTTGGTAATTTCCGTAGAAATCATAACCCCACTTGAATGTTAAATATTGATTACTACCGCCAATGACAACAGCATTAAGACGTTTCAAAACAGATGTAACTGATGGTGTACCTAAGTCGGTATGGTTAGTAAAATACTGAAAACGATAAGTAGACGTATCATCTAAGTAACCATCATATTTAGCAATAAATCCCGCCTTACCTAAAAGTAAGGAACCATCTGTAAGGACACAGAAGCTCTTAGGCTCCATACTTGTCCACGTTGTAACTCTTGCAGCACCGTCTTGGAGTGCTCCACGCATATCGAAACAATAAACTGTTTTTAAGACGGGAAGAGTCAACAAGTAAAAAGCATCTCGTGGTGAATACACAGCTTTGATTGTCGCTAAGTCTTCTCCAGCTACAGCAGACATCAAGTCATTACGTACATTCTTAGATAGATCACGCAGAGGGGCTGACTTTTCTTGAATGGTGCGAGTAACGCTACGAATACCTGTATCAGATAAGAAGATAACGTCTGTGCCAGTGTTAACCACTGAATCTCTAGCGAGACATCCAATACCTGTTACTACATCGTACAGAGTCATCGTAGCAGGAGTATTAGCACCAGTGTAGACCAAAATGTTATGCTTACCGAAGATGAATAGGAAGTTATTGTGAGCAGCTAGGGCAACAATAGTGTCTCCACCCTTAGGCCACACAGATGTAGTATCTAAAGTACCTGCTGTACCTGATCCGAACTTATGAGGGTTCTTCAAGTCAGACCATTGAACAGTTACTTTGTCCGTTGTAGTGTCAGCATTCCAGATACGACCATAGGCACTAATAACGATATTAGCTAATTGGACTGTACCGTTATAACCAGCTTCTTCGTCTACACGGTAATATGTCGTTGCAGACGATGCAGGATCGAATCCAATAGGTACATGACCGCGTTGATAGAAATAAAGATCACCATCGAGGAAAGCTGTAGACCAGTTACTGTCTGTGATCGTAGGAGCTGTACCTACGCCGTTAAAGGTAACTTCACTGAGAGTAGTGCCTACTAACTTAAAGATCTTGTTGTTACCTGCACACAAGGTATAAGTAGCGCCATCTTTGTCTACCAATTCAGTGATAGTCTTGACATCAGCAGTGCCTAAGGCAGCTAATGTGCTATGTTGCTTACTCCAACCCTTACGAGCACCTACACGACCATATTGGTCAATGATAGCGTTGTTAGCAACTAAAGCGAAGCCAGAGGCCAGATCAAGCGATGAGTCCTGTGTGTTCAGGCCCATAAAGCCCGGAGCAGTAATCGAGAAGGCTTGAAGTTGTTGAGACATTACGCTGGAATCCAAGCATCATTTTCAGGGGAACGAGCGAGTTCAATAGCGATGACATCAGCTAAGGCTTTCTTAGCTAAGGCGTAACATTCTGAACTACTCAAGCCACCATCTTCACCACGTTCAACCAAAGCTCTAGCGAGAGCACCTAAGACGATAGGCTCCTTAGCTAACTTAGTTGTGTCTGCGTCAGCAGTCATGTCAGTTTCTGGCACGACCAAGCTAAAACGAATACTACTAGTCTTAACTGGGATAGGCCACAACATGACTTGGGAGTCACCATTGCTATCTACACCTTTAAAAGCGTATTCGCTAGGGTCAGCATTCTGAGGTGAGGCAGTACTGAATACTCTCCTCTCAATCTCATTGACTGTACTAGGGAGCAAAGAACCGTAGTCAGTGATGTCCAATACGTTGATGACACGGAAACGAGTACCAGCGCCTGTTAAGCTGTAGCCAGTGTATTGACTAGCTGTTGTCGTGATGGTGATAGCTGTGTTGAATGCATCCCAATCGTAAGCATCGGAGCACTCACGTTTAGCATCGTTAACGAACTTCCCCACCAATGTACTGAGAGTGTTCTCAGCAACGGTGGAGACAGTAGGCTCACGAAGACGTACTAAAACGTCATTCACGAGGGAGAGGAAAGTAGGGAGTGCCATGCGTTTACTTATTCTTCTTAGCTTTGTTCTTCATGGTACGCTGACCACGCATGGGCATCTTAGCTTCGCTCAAGGCAATGGCAAGGGCTTGGGAACGATCCTTAACGACAGGGCCACCTTTACCGCTATGAAGAGTACCTTCTTTGTACTCACCCATAACCTTACCGATTTTCTTAGTTTGTTTCTTTGATGTAGTAGCCATGTCTGTTATGTCCTATTTGAATACTCTATCCATGAAGAATGTGATAGCACCGCCAACTAAGGATGCGATAGTCATACCCATCCAGAAACCACCTTTAGACCTGTTGGCTAACTCTAAAAGGCACTTAACGTCTTTGCGTAAGTCAGACACTTCACCCTGTAAGGATTCAACTTGTGCCTCTAACTTACCAAACTCACGAGCTGAAACCTCATCCATCACTCTGCCTCAGAGGTGTTCTCAGTCTTCTTAGCGGGACGACCGATAGTCTTTTTAACTTCTTCAGTTGCAGCAGGGGCTTCATCAACCACGACCTCGTAGTCAGGGTGACCCTTCATCGAATCAATATCGACTTGGTGTTCAAAAGTGACGGTGTTACCGCTGAGAAGGCATTTAAAGGTTACAGACATGGTAGGGTTATCCTCTTTTAGTAGATACACCAAAGGAGATCCCTTGTGAGGATCCCCTTCAGTTTAGCTACTATTAGACTGGTACTGCCAATGCAACAGAAGCGTAGTCACGCAATTCAGCAACACCGTACAGAGTGTCAGCAGTAAACAGAGTACCGAGGTATTCTTGCTTGTACTGAGTCTGTGAACGGATACCGACTTGCTCAACCAAGACCATAGAGTCCTTGTGAGCCATCAAGCAGATACGAGCTGGTTGAGCTGTACCTGAGCCGTCGTTAGCGTCTGTAGGTGTGTCAGCGTTGGTAGACACGAACACTTTCACGCCATACACATCACCGATTTCACCGTTACGGATGGTGTTGTTACCACCTTGTTCGCCCACGAAAGCTTGTTCAGTGAAACGAGCCAAGCCCATCAGAGTGTTACGGCTCGATGGAGGAACGATGAAGAAACGACCGTCCATAGGCACATCAGAGTCATCCAAACGCTGAATAGAACGACGAATTGCAGCGTCAGTCAAAGCAGCTTGGTTGTCAGTGGTGTAGTCATAAGCGGTAGTACCGTTAGAGCCGATGAAAGCACCTGCGTAACGAGCGCCAGCGCCACCTTGAGCCAAACGACCCAACTGGATCAGGTCTGTATCAACTTGTTTAGCCAGAGCGTAACCGGCATCATCAGTGTAGAACTGACGCAGGCTAGACAGAGCTTGTGCTTCTGTGATGTCTTCGATCAAGCGGCTATATTCGTAGTGCTTATTGATCAACACTTGCACTTCAGTCTCAGTAGCAGCGATCAAAGTTACTTGAGTCGATGCGGCCTTAGCTGAAGCTGAACCACGGGTAGGGCTAGGAATGTGAACGGTGTCACCTTTCTTACCTTTGAAGCTCATTTTCTTAACGAGGTTAGCTGCTACCAAGCCTTTTTTGTAGGCTGCAACAATTTCATCACTCCAAATTTCAGGAATGAATGTTGCTGCTGTGGTATTGGTTACGTGATTAGTTCCGAGTCCCATTTTAAATACTCCTAGATATAAACATTAATAATATAAGTTAGCGAACCCGACCATCAGCGTAAGCTTGCCTGATTTCAGGCTCTAACGCTTCATAACGATCAGGATCACTCATTCGCAGCCGAATAAGGTCGGCCCTTCGATAAACTCGCTTCGATGATTCACCAGTACCTCCGGTATCGACAGTAGCAGCTTTTAAGTTCTGCTTTAAGGTGTCTTTACCTTTGGTTGCTACCTGTTCTGACATCTGCTGCGTTTTAACTTGCTTCAGTTGCTTAAAGGTAGACAACAATTCATTTGCACTGTCGTAATCAAACTCACCATCGGCTTTAGCGTACAACTGAGTACGAATGGGAGACTGTTTTACCCACTCCGCAAACTCAGGATTCTGAACAATAGCACCGAAGTCAGGATGTTCTTGACTTAGCTTCTGCTGAATCTGCATCTTCTTGAACTCCTGAGCACTTTGTCGTGCCGCGAGAACATCGGGATGCTTATCAATAGAATTACGAATTGCCTTCTGAGGATCTTCAAAGAAGTCAATTTCAGGCTCTACTTCAGTAGTAGCAGGTTTACTTGAGGAAAGACTTTGTTTCAACAATTCATCGGCAAGTTTACGAACCTCACCAACTTCTTGTGCCTGTTTACCAATTAGCTTCTCAGCCTCTTGGTGCATCTTGATGATCTCCTGTGCGGACTTCCCTTTGTATTTCTCAGGGATTGTGTCTTCACTAGCGTGATCTTCTTCAATCTTAGGCGGTGTTGCGGTGAGTTGTTCAACTACGTCGAGTTCACCTACAGTACTATCTTCGTTATCATCTACTAACAATACTAATTCCTTTTCCTGCCACACGTATAAAATGTGGTTCTAGGACACTATATTTAAAATAAAGAACTCGGTATAAATATTAATACTTAT